CACAATATGCGGTAACTCTTGGCGATGTAATGAATGGATATAATATCTTTGCAGCAGTCAAAGAATATCCAATCAATTACTTAATCATGGGTCCTGGCTTTAGTGACAGATTAACCACTCAAGCTAAAGCAAATCAATTAATTAGTCTTGCTGAGACCAGAAAAGATTGTGTTGCTGTAATTTCTCCACACAGATCTGCTGTAGTTGATGTTGCAAATTCTGATACTCAGACCGATAATCTCATTAAATTCTATGATGCTGTAACTTCTTCATCTTATGCAATCTTTGATAGTGGTTATAAGTATCAGTTTGATAGATTTGCTAATAAGTTTAGATATCTCCCATTAAATGCTGATGTTGCTGGTTGCCTTTGCAGAACAGTAATTACTGATTACGCCTGGTTCTCACCTGCAGGATCTAGAAGAGGAGTTATCAATAACGCTGTTAAACTTGCATTCAACCCAACACAAGCTCAAAGAGATCTCCTTTATGTCAAGAGAATTAATCCTGTAATTTATTCTCCTGGCTCTGGTATTATTCTCTTTGGCGATAAGACTGGTCTATCTTATGCATCTGCCTTTGATAGAATCAACGTTAGAATGCTATTCTTAACGATTGAAGCTGCAATTGAGAGAGCTGCTAGAGATCAACTGTTTGAATTCAACGATACTATCACAAGATCTAACTTTGTTAATATTGTTGAGCCTTACCTCCGTGATGTAGTTGCTAAGAGAGGAATTCTTGATTATAGATTAGTTTGTGATGAAACCAATAACACACCTGACATAATTGATGCTAACGAGTTTAGAGCTGACATTTATGTTAAGCCTGCTCGCAGCATTAATTACATCGGTCTAACCTTCGTTGCTACCAGAACTGGTATCAGCTTTGAAGAAGTAGTTGGAAGAGTTTGATTTAAATAATAGTAAAACAACGGAGTTAAAGAACAATGCCTTCGATTCAACAAATCCCAAATTCAGGATCTGACGGAAGATTTCTAGATAACTTCAAAGGAAGACTAGCAGGTGGTGGTGTTCGCCCCAATCTATTTGAGGTTGAAATTCCTTTCCCAACTGCAGCTCTTCCTACTGGAGTTAACGAATCCCAGATCAACGACAAAATTAGATTCCTTGTCAAAGCAGCATCATTACCTGCTTCGACAATCACCCCAATTCCAGTTCCTTTCAGAGGTAGAACTCTTCAAATTGCTGGAGATAGAACCTTTGAACCATGGTCAGTTACCGTTATCAACGATACTGACTTTGCTCTAAGAAATTCTTTTGAAAGATGGATGAACTTCATCAATAGAGTTTCTGACAACTCTGGTCAAACTGATCCAGCCGCATATCAAGTTGATGGTAAAGTTTACCAATTAGGTAGAGCACCAACAACTAATGCAACTGCATCTGCACAAAATGTTCCTGTTTTAAGATACTATAATTTCCATGGTATTTTCCCAACATCAGTTGCAGCAATTCCACTCGCTTATGATGCCAATAGTCAAATTGAAGAATTCCAAGTTGACTTCCAAGTTCAATGGTGGGAAGCATATAATGGTTCAAATGGAGTTGAAGTAAGATAATAAATAGATAAAAGTTAGTTCAAAACGTAATGGCTCTATTTGGTTTTTCAATTGACGACGGCTTTAAAAAGCCCAAGAAACAAGTGTCCCCCGTTCCGCCTAATAACGAGGACGGGGTTGACTACTATATTTCTTCGGGCTTTTATGGTCAATATGTAGATATTGAAGGTGTATATAAAACCGAATATGATTTGATTAAAAGATATCGTGAAATGGCTTTACATCCAGAAGCAGATAAAGCTATTGAAGATGTTGTAAACGAAGCTATTGTATCTGATCTTAATGATTCCCCAGTACAGATTGAATTATCAAACTTAAATGTAGACGAAAATATTAAAGGTATTATTCGTGATGAATTTCAATATATTAAAGAACTCATGGACTTTGATAAAAAGGCACATGAGATTTTTAGAAATTGGTATGTTGACGGTAGAGTATATTACCATAAAGTAATCGATCTTGACAATCCTCAAAATGGATTGCAAGAAATTAGATATATCGATTCATTAAAAATTAAATTTGTAAGAGAATTAAAGAAAAAAGATAATAGAAATGTTGTAGATATTCAAAATGTCAATACTCTTGCACGAGATATTGGTGTTGAAAAATTAGATTTTCCCGACATTGAAGAATACTTTGTATATACTCCAAAAAGTCAAGGATATTCTACGGGTGCTAGTGGATATGGTAAAGGTGTTAAATTAGCAAAAGATTCTGTAACTTATATTACATCAGGTCTTGTTGATCGCAACAAGATGACTGTGTTGTCATATTTACATAAGGCAATCAAGTCTCTCAATCAACTTCGCATGATTGAAGATTCTCTTGTCATTTATCGTTTGTCTCGTGCTCCAGAAAGAAGAATTTTCTACATTGATGTGGGCAATCTTCCTAAAATCAAGGCAGAACAATATCTTCGTGATGTTATGTCACGTTATAGAAATAAACTTGTCTATGATGCAAGCACTGGAGAAGTTCGTGATGATAAGAAGTTTACCAGCATGATGGAAGATTTCTGGCTACCACGTAGAGAAGGTGGTCGTGGAACAGAAATCACAACTCTTCCTGGCGGACAAAATCTTGGAGAACTTGCTGATATTGAATATTTCCAAAAGAAACTTTATAGATCTTTAGGTATTCCAGAATCAAGAATTGCTGCTGACGGCGGATTTAATCTTGGTAGATCTTCTGAAATTCTTAGAGATGAGATTATGTTCTCAAGATTTGTTGGAAGATTGAGAAAGAGATTTAGCAATGTTTTCCACGATCTTCTAAAAACACAACTTATTCTTAAAAATATTATCACTCCACAAGATTGGGAGTACATGAGTGATCATATTCAATATGATTACATCTATGATAATCATTTTGCAGAACTAAAAGAAACTGAGTTAATGAATGAAAGATTAACTCTTCTGCAACAAATTGAACCTTATGTTGGCAAATATTATTCCAATGAGTATGTGAGAAGAAAGATTTTACGTCAAACTGAAGATGAAATGATTGACATTGATTTTCAAATTGCAGGTGAACTTGAGATGGGAGTTATTGCTCCACCAACACCACCTACAGATCCTGAAACTGGAATGCCGATTGATTATGTTCAAAAGACTGGTCAAAGTCTTATTAAGAAAACTCAAAATCAAAATACTAAAGATCTTGAAATTGGTTTAGGAAAACCTGTTAAAGAGCCTCAACCAAGTGAAAAAGGAACAACAGTAAAAGCTCCGCAGGCAGACGGAGTACAAACTAACAAAACTAGCAAACTATAAATAATATAAGATTTTATAAGTAATTTTATGGATTCAAATGATTTTGTCGGAATGGTGATGTCTGATGCATCAGCAGCGGAATTAACCGATGCTGTTAAAGAACTTCTTTATAACAAAAGTGTATCGATGATTGATGATTTAAAGCCAATTATTGGTGCTCAAATATTTGATCCTACAGTAGAAGATTCCGAGGAATAAAATGGCATTAAAAATTGTTCAAACTTATACTCAGTTGGGTGCGGCAGCAGGAACTGCCACGACAACTGCTGGGATTGCATTAAAAACTGGTTACATTCGCGTATCAACTGCTTCTACTGGAGCATATCTTGAAATTGGAAATAATCCAGTTGCTACAGTAAATTCTTTCCACATGCCAACACAAAGCACTGAAATTTTAAAAGAAAGAATTGCTAGGCAAAAAATTGCAGGTATTACTACAGGAACTACTACTGTCATTTCGTTTTTTGAAAACGCAGGAAATCCTTTCTTAGTAAACGATTATGTTGCAATTGAAGGCGCGTCTACTGCTGGCATTAATACGACTCATACGCAAGTTTTGTCGGTAAGTCCATCTCAAATTGTAATTAATTTTAATAGCACTTCACTTGTAGGTGTAAGTGTTGGGAGCACTGCAATTGTTGCAAGAAGTATTAAAATTTCCGCAATGGGAACTAATGCTACTTCTCCAATCAGCATTGCTGAAGTACAAATTTCATCTCAAGCATAAGACATGAAACTCATCACCGAACAGATCGAAAACATTGAAGTTCTTACCGAAGAAAAAAATGGTAAGAAAAGTCTATACATTAGTGGCCCTTTTTTACAAGCAGAAATCACTAATCGCAATGGACGTTGCTATCCTTTCCCAATTTTAGAAAGAGAAGTTAAAAAGTATACCGATAAGTTTATTGCTCAAGGTAGAGCTTTAGGAGAACTCGGTCATCCAGATGGGCCAACTGTTAATTTAGACAGAGCCTCTCACATGATTACAAATCTTCAAGCTGAAGGCAATAACTTTATTGGAAAAGCAAAAATTCTTGATACTCCAATGGGTAATATTGCCAAGTCACTTTTAGATGAGGGCGTAAAACTTGGCGTTTCATCTAGAGGTATTGGTTCTATTATTGAAAGAAACGGTGTTAAATATGTCGGTGATGATTTTATGCTTTCAACTGCTGCTGATATTGTAGCAGATCCTTCCGCACCTGATGCATTTGTTCAGGGTATTATGGAAGGAAAAGAGTGGATTTGGAACAATGGTGTTCTTGCGGAAAAAACACTAAGAGAATTAAATTCATTAACTCCAACTGTTGATAAAAAAATCCGCGAAGAGCGTCTTCTCAAGGCGTTTAACAACTACTTGAGAAATTTATAATTTATAAATAAATATTAGAATAAAGATATTTACATTTTATTCGGAGAGTACAATGTCTGCTGGTAATTTACAAGAAATGGAATTAACGTCACAAGCCAAGCAATCCAAGACTGCGGTTAATGCTGGTGCTAAGCCTGCTGAGCCCATGCCATCGAATGCCGAATTCGTAGCTGGTGTTCCTGGTCAATCGATCACCGATCTTGGAGGCCCTACTCCTTATAACTATCGTTCTACCGACGATTCTTCTAAGTATGCTACACAAAACATTAAAACAGTTAGAGATGTAGTTAATGCTAAAGCTTCTAGAGCTGAAGAAGCTGAGTATGATGAAGATGAAGAAATTGTAGAAGAGAAGGCAGAGAAAGAGGGGCATGAAGATGCTGCTCAAGATAGAAAGATGATGAAGAAAATGAGAAAAGAGGAGACTGAAGAAGAAGGTGAAGCTCCTGAAGTTGAAGAAGAAGGTGAAGAGGAAGAGCTTGAGTTTAGCGTTGAAGAAGACGTAAAAGCAATCTTTGGCGACGAAGATCTTTCCGATGAATTTAAAGAAAGAGCAACTCTTGTATTTGAGTCAGCTCTTAGAGCAAAAGTTGCTGAAGCTGCTCAAATTATTGAGAAGCGTTATGAAGCTGCTCTAGAGGAAAATGTTGCTGCTATTGAAGCACAATTAACCGAAAGAGTAGATGCATATTTAGAGTACGCTGCTGGTGAATGGCTTGAAGAGAATGCTCTTCAAGTTGAGACTGGCATCAAAGCCCAACTTGCGGAGTCATTCATGACCAACCTCAAGGGGCTTTTTGAAGAGCATTATGTTTCAATCCCTGATGATAAATACGATGTACTTGAGAGCATGGTCTCAAAACTTGATGAAATGGAATCAAGACTCAACGAGCAAATCGGAAGAAATATTCAGTTAAATCAAAGACTTAGCGAATCCGTATCAGATGGAATTCTCTATGATGTCTCAAGAGGTCTCGCTGAGACCCAGAAGAGCAAGCTCGCAAGTCTGGCTGAAAGTGTTGAGTTCGTAAGTGAGGAAGACTATCGTGAGAAGCTGGAAGCACTAAGGGAGTCATACTTCCCAAGAAATCCAGTTACTCCAGAAAGAGAAGACGAAATGCTTGGCACTGAATCGGAAGTTGTTTCCGAATCAATGGATGCCTATCTAAAGGCAATTTCAAGATTTTCTAAGTGATTTTAAGATTATAAAGTAAACACTTTTTCCAAGACAGGAGAAACACGCAAATGTACAATTCACAACATTTGCAAGAAAAGTGGGCTCCTCTTCTAAATTGTGAAGGTCTTGATTCCATCAAGGACTCATATAAGAAGAGCGTTACCGCTATCTTGCTAGAAAACCAAGAAAAATTCCTTAAGGAAGAAAGAGGCTTTATTTCGGAAGCTAGCCCAACCATGTCAGCTGGAACTGGTGGTTTCGGTGGTGGTACTTATGGTACTGCTGCTGCAACTGGTCCTGTTGCTGGTTTCGACCCCGTTCTAATTAGCCTCATTCGCCGTTCAATGCCTCAGCTTATCGCTTATGATATCTGTGGCGTTCAGCCTATGACTGGCCCAACTGGTCTTATCTTTGCGATGAGAACCCGTTACGCTAACCAGTCTGGAACCGAAGCATTCTTCAACGAAGCTGATACCGCATTCTCGGGTCAGAACAAGCAGCAGACCCTTAGTGCTGGTTTCGCTGATGCTAATGCTGGTATCGGTACAACCACTCAGCGTGGTTCCAACCCTGCAATCCTCAATGACATCGGTGTTGTTGCTGGTATTGGTTCAACCGATTACAACGTCGGTGGTGGCATGGCTACTGGAGAGTCTGAAGCTCTCGGTGATAGCGGAACAAACACTTTCGCAGAAATGGCATTCTCGATCGAGAAAGTCACCGTTGCTGCAAAGTCAAGAGCACTCAAGGCTGAGTACAGCTTAGAGCTTGCACAAGACCTCAAGGCTATCCACGGTCTTGATGCTGAAGCTGAGCTTGCTAACATCCTCTCAACTGAAATCCTCGCTGAAATCAACAGAGAAGTTGTTAGAACCATCTACAAGATCGCTGAAGCTGGTGCTCAGACCAACACTGCTACCGCAGGCTATTTCGACCTCGACGTTGACTCCAACGGTCGTTGGTCAGTTGAGAAGTTCAAAGGTCTTCTCTTCCAGTTAGAGCGTGATGCTAACGCTATCGCTCAAAGAACTCGTAGAGGAAAGGGCAACACCATCATCTGCTCTGCTGATGTTGCGTCTGCTCTCACCATGGCTGGTGTACTTGATTACACCCCTGCCCTCAACGTAGGTCTTAATGTTGATGACACTGGTAACACCTTCGCTGGTGTTATCAACGGTAAGTATAAGGTTTATATCGATCCATATTCGGCTAACGTTTCTGCTCAGCAGTACTACGTTATCGGCTACAAGGGTCAGAATCCTTATGATGCTGGTCTCTTCTATTGCCCATACGTTCCTCTCCAAATGGTTCGTGCCGTTGGTCAGGACACCTTCCAGCCTAAGATTGGCTTCAAGACCCGTTATGGAATGGTTGCAAACCCATTCGCTGAGGGTACTAACCAAGGCTCAGGCGCTCTTCGTGTTAACGCCAACCGTTACTACAGAAGAGTACAGGTTACTAACTTGATGTGATTCACTCTCCGAATCTTCTGGGGCTCCTTCGGGAGCCCTTTTTTTATCTAAATAAAAATAAAAGATATGGCATTCCCAAATCAAGTATCCAATAGAAATTTTCTTTCTCCTATTGGATTTAAATTTATTCTTACAAAATATCCAAAGGTAGATTTTTTCAGCAATAAAGCGGGGATTCCTGGAATTAATCTTGGTGTTGCAATACAACCCACATATCTCAAAGACATTCCTGTCCCAGGCGATAAACTTGAATTTGGAGATTTTAGTTTATCATTTATTGTTGATGAGAATATGGAAAATTATTTGTCAATTTACGATTGGTTAATTGGACTTGGCTATCCAGAAAATGTAAAACAATTTGATGATTTACGTGCAGAAGATCGTTACTATCCTGATAGAGATAGTAGAGATATGTACAATCAATATTCTGATGGGGTTTTACAAATTTTAAATAGCAATTACCAACCAAAATTTCAAGTTAAGTTTAAGGACATGTTCCCAACTTCATTAACAACTTTGGATTTTGATGCCACTAATTCGGATTATACATATTTTACAGCGACTGTTACTTTCAAGTATACGGTTTTCCAAATACGAAATATGAATGATGCTATTCTATGAATTTTGAAATTATTCAGGAAATGTGGGAGAAAGATTCTGTAATTGATCCTGACAATTTACATTTAGAGTCTATTAAAATACCAATATTACACTCAAAATATTATAAAATTTATAATCAATTAAAAATTCAACAGAAAGAAGTACAGTATGAATTGAGTAAAATTAAAAGAGATAGGTACGAATATTACGGTGGAAAGGCTTCACCAGAAATTTACGCTGAAGATCCATTTCCATACAAAATACGCGACAAGGAAACTATGGGTCGCTATTTGGAAGCCGATGAAAAATTAAATAAATTCAAAGCAAAAAATGAATATCTTGAAATGATGATAAATTATATTGAAGACATTCTTAAGGTAATTTTGAATAGAACTTATCAAATTAAGAATGCAATCGAATTTATGCAATTTACAGCAGGATATAGTTGATGAGTCACTTAGTTATTTCAAAAAAGAATGAAGTTTATCTAAAGATCGAATCAGAACCTCACGTATTACAAGAACTTTCAGATAAATTTACTTTTGAAGTACCCAACGCAAAATTTATGCCTCAGTATCGAAGAAGATTTTGGGATGGGAAAATAAGATTATTTTCTACACATACTGGTGAAATATATGTTGGTCTTTTAGATAAAGTAATTGCATTTTGTGAGCAGCATAATTATACCTATGAATTTCGTGATAGTAAATTTTATGGTGTACCATTTGAAGTAAATGAAATGGTATCTCGTGAAGGGGTGTCTGATTACATGAAAAAAATTTCTAGGCACACGCCTAGGGATTATCAAGAAGATGCTGTGTATCGAGCATTGCGTTATAATAGAGGATTGATGATTTCTCCTACAGCATCAGGCAAGTCTTTGATGATTTATTCTGTGGTACGTTACTATGCAGAACGTGGACTGTCAATTTTAATTGTTGTTCCAACAACATCTCTGGTTGAACAAATGTTTAAAGATTTCCAAGACTATGGTTGGGATGCTCAAAATTATTGTCACAGGATTTATTCTGGCAGAGAAAAAAATAATGAAATGCCAATAACGATTACAACTTGGCAATCAATTTATAAATTGGAGAAAAATTGGTATTCAGGTTTTGATGTTGTAATTGGAGATGAGGCACATTTGTTTAAGTCTAAATCATTGATTGATATTATGACAAAACTCTTGGATTGTAAATATCGATTTGGATTTACTGGAACATTAGATGGAACACAAACACATAAGTGGATTTTAGAAGGTTTGTTTGGGCCTTCGTACAAAGTAACCAAAACAAAAGAATTAATTGATAAAGGTCACGTATCAAAGTTAGACATTAAAATTTTATTATTAAAGCATGAAGGTAAAAAATTTAATACTTATGAAGATGAAATTCAGTATTTGATAGCTCATCAAAAAAGAAATAATTTTATTAAAAATTTAAGCTTAGATCTTAAAGGGAATACATTAATCCTGTATAGTAGGGTTGACACCCATGGCAGGGTAATTTATGACATAATAAATAATAGCATAACTGATGAACGTAAAGTATTTTTTGTTTATGGTGGTGTTGACGCTGAAGAACGTGAAGAGGTAAGAAGGATTACAGAACTTGAAAATAATGCAATCATCATTGCTTCTTACGGAACATTTAGTACAGGCGTTAACATTAAAAATTTACACAACGTAATCTTTGCATCACCATCTAAATCCAGAATTAGAAATCTTCAAAGTATTGGTAGGGTATTAAGAAAAGGAAATCAGAAAGAAAAAGCAGTTCTTTATGACATCTCTGATGACATTTCATTAAAAAATTTAAGAAATTATACTCTCAATCATCTTATGGAAAGAATCAAAATCTATAATGAAGAATCCTTTAATTATGAAATTGTTACAGTTAATATGAAAAAATGATAGAAGACGATTTCTTAGCAGTATTAAAATTAAAGACAGGTGAAGAAATCATCAGCAATGTGTGTGCAT